TTGATAGGCAGTGGTAAAGGTACCGTTGCAGACATCTTAGAAAGAGAACACGGCTTTATAAAGCTGAGCTTCGCTGATAGTTTGAAAGATGCAATTGCTGCTATATTCTGTTGGCCTAGAGAAATGTTAGAAGGTGATACTGCAGAAAGTCGCGAGTGGAGAGAACAAGTAGACCCGTGGTGGTCCAAAAGATTGGAAAAACCTAACCTAACTCCTCGATGGATACTTCAAAATTGGGGTACTGAAGTTTGCCGAGGAGGATTCCATCAAGACATTTGGATTGCCAGCATGGAACGCAAACTACTAACGCTGAGCCAATCTCATCCTACCAAAAACTTTGTGATACCTGATACTAGATTTCCCAATGAAATAGATATGATCAAGAGCATGGGAGGCAAAGTGTGGAAAGTATCCCGTGGGCACGATCCCGATTGGTTCACTAACTATGCAGAGCAAGATGTAATACCCAATGACGTGCATCCAAGCGAATGGATGTGGGCCAAATCAAATTTCAATTGCATAATATATAACGATAGCACACTTGAAAATTTACATACCAACATAAGGAATTTATTAACCGATGCTATCTGAAAATATGCTAATTACTACCCTGCAAGACGGGTTAGCTTCTGTATTCTCATCAGAAGCTGTAAACAATCATCACGATGTTGCATATATGGTTCCACCAAATACACCTGCTGTGGGACCTAACATATTCCATCTTAGCAGCGAGAGGATGAAGGAATCAGATAACTATCTTCTAAGAGCTAATAAAAGTATACACAGATCTTGGCCAACTGGCGACAAACTGTTAGACGATCAGCTGCGTAGAGATAGTTTCATTGTGAGATGGTGCGAGAAGGTATATTTAATTGGAGTGTTTACTAGCGATGCTAGCTTGTTAAAGATAGCAGGTGATATTGCATGGCCTGCACAAATATATGTAGATAGATTTCTCTATGATCAAGAACCAATGAAGCTATGCGAGCTATACATGTTTGATTTAAAAAGCGAGAATTGGTTTATGTGGAGTACCAAATGGACTCGCATAAATGATGTACCAAGACCAAGCAGAATTTATGCTGCTATAGGCAGCGAGCGACTGAGCAGAGCTGCAAAGATAGCAATAGATAGCCTTTGGGAATAACCATTAGGCAATTATGACCCCCAGAGGTACCGCATTGTCGACATAAAGGTCAATATCCTTCTCTAGCTTCTCCATCATAGCAACTGCTTCCTGCTTTAATGCATCACCCTTCAACGTAACTCCACCTTGTGGACCAGCTAAACCGTTTGTAAACTTACTGTAGACTTCGCCTAGCATCTGTTTGCACCAAGCTAGAGTATAATCTCTTATCCATGGGCGAGCATAAGGATCTTCTAGAATGGTCTCATCTGGTCGATACATATAACACCATATCAGCAATGCTTCGCCGCCAGTTGGCTTACGCACTAGGCTTAACTTCTTGGTAACTGTATCAAAAGTAAAGTTGATGTCGCGACCAAACATACGCCCTGCCTGATCTAGATATTGATAGAACAATTCATATGTTAGCAAGCCTGCAGTATAGCCACCACCTGCACCAGCTTGCAATAGGTACATGTTGGTGTAGCTAAGGCTGAATGGATCTAGGTTAGTGCCACCTGTAGTCTCACCAGTACCTCTTCTGAATATCTGCCTAACACTGGTAACGTTCTCTGGGAGATAATATTCAGTCACCTCATATTGCAGGCTCAAAAACATATAAGATTCTAGATCTGCATTACCACTACGCTGCCTGTAACGATCAAATGCCAAATCCAATGCCGTTTGATAGTCGTCTGGATTGAGTTCAATGTCAATCATTGAACCACCCAACATAGATTTGACTTGATTTATTATCTTCTGTCTATATTCAATCGCCATGGCACGTTACCTCGTGCAGTATTTATAGCCAAAAGAAAAGCCCGCTGGATTAGTCCAGCGGGCTCAATGCTTCTATTGTTTGGTCTTACTTGAAGACCTTAACAATCACCGTGTCCTTGTTGATTTGACCATTCACAACATGCGCCTTGCCCTTGACATACTTGTCCAGTACCATCTTCACACGCTTGCTGTTGGCAGCATCGCGCAGGGACGGCAATACCGTTTTGGGCTTACGCAGCGTCTTGCTGAAGCTCGTTGCCTCATCATAACCAATAACCTTGGTCCCCTTGATGCTCAGCTTGGTGTCAGCCTTGGCACTGTAGATCACAACCTTGCGAGTCTTGGTGTTATACATCACCACAACGCTGGATCTAGGAATCATTGCAGGGCTGACGCTGGTGATGTTGGTGTCTGTATCAACGGACTTGACAGTAACACCAGCAACTGCCTTTTGATTCTTGGCAGTGGCCTTCTTGGACTGGCTAGCAACCTTGGCATTGCCGGTGAAGCTAGCCAACACGTTCACTGCAACAATCAGCGGATCAATGGTCTTGGCAACCTCGGGGTTGGCCTTCTCAGCCATTGCATCTGCCAAGCTCTCCTTGTAGTGCAGGTAGAGCTTCTTGAGCTGAGCACGGTTGGGATTGCGCTGCTTGAGACGCTCAACAATCTGAGTCTCCAGCTCGTCCTCGTTGTCAGCAAACTTAACCCTAACAGCGTCAATGAAGCTGTAAAGGTCAACGTACTCCTTGGTACGACGCTGAGCAGCAGTCTGAGCAGCGTCATCTTCAACCTGCTCATCAGCATTAACAGCCGCAGGCACCTGGGCAATCATAGCCTGCACCCTAGCAGCGAACCACTTCATAGTGTCAGCAGTGGGTGTAGCGCCCTTGTTAAGGAGCAGAGCCACGCGGCCCAGCGTCTGGAATTGCCACGTAGGCAGCTTGGCAAAATAATCCACATGCTCAAGCTGCATGTAATCGTGCCACTCGAGGAACGCTGCCTTGAGGACGTCAAGCTCAACTTCAAGTCGAGCCCAATCCATAGCATCCTGCCAGTCCGTAGCTTGCGTCTCGGAGAAGGAACCGATAGCAGTGAAGTTTGGCATCCAAGTAATTCTAGCCATTATGTCCTCCGTCTATGTGCTATAATAGCATAAAGACTCGTACAGTCAACCAAAAAGATACCAAAAATCACTAAATTATCAGAAAAAATAGCTAATGATCTCAGCCATTTACCTGATGCAGATTGATAACATTACCAGAACCGTACTGTCGCTCAAGCATAATACGTGCGTGATATGTATTATCACTACGGACAGTGACGCGAACAAGTCCAAAACCTACCTTGATCTGTGCTTCATAAAGATTCATTAATATGCCCTCTCAGTTTGTGTTAAGAATCGCATACTAGCATCTAAAATGTAGATGTCAACTACATAATATAGATGTAATTAGAGCCCGATAAATAATAAAACAGTTAAGGAATGTAATATGGCACCGTTTACCCTTTGGAAGGGCCAAAATGTCAAGACCAATGACTACAAATTCATAGATCGCACAATAAGCGAGTACTATAGAATCAGCGCAAGCGAAATGTGGATTCACAAGTACCTAGGTCCTGTACAAGCGCCTGCTACAGGTGATGCAACACAACCGGGCGGAGATGGAACGCTGCTAGGCAACGGAAGTGTACCAGAGCTAGGTATACAAGATGTGCTCAACATGGAAAATAGAGATCGCAATTACGATCCAAATGTCTATAGCCTCAAAGGGCATTATCAACTTAGCGATACTGAGTTTGATCTAAGACAGTTTGGGTTGTTCCTTAGCAATGATACTATCTTCATGACATTCCATCTCAATGATATGGTCAATTGTATTGGCAGAACCTTGATGAGTGGCGATGTTATAGAAGTATGTCACAGGAGAGATGACCTAGTGCTTGGCGCCGATGTTAGTATAGCCAAATATTATGTAGTACAAGAAGGTGCACGCCCTGCAGAAGGTTGGAGCCCAACATGGTGGAATCATCTATGGAGAGTCAAATGTAATCCAATGCCTGCTACGCAAGAGTTCAGTCAAATTCTCAATCTACCTGCTACAGATGTCAACGGTGATCCTGTGGCAAGCGGCAATGGCAACACCATAACACTTGGAGATTTAATCAGCACTTACAATAACCAAATAGCTATCAACAATGCTATAGTTGATCAAGCTACAGCAGAAGTACCTTTTAGAGTATTTCAAGATGCACAATTTTGGATACTACCTAGAAATCAAGACGAACCCGTCAGTATATTTGTTTCAGACGGTATTCCGCCAGACGGTAGCAAACCTGTAAACAACGGTACTACGTTTCCAAGCGATCCGTTAGTAGGTGATTATTTCTTACGTACAGATTATATGCCAGCTATGTTGTTTAAACGAGAGCTAGGACCAGTAACTGGAACAGGAATATGGGTAAGAACTCAAGTAAATTGGAGAACCAGTTGGACACCTGCCACTGTACTGCTAACCAGCTTCATAAATAACACAAACACAACAACGCTACAAGACGGGACTACAATACCCGAGCAACAAGATCTGAGGCAAGCGTTGAAAGCTAAATTAGACCCGGATATAGTCTAAGGAGAAATGACTATGAGTTTTGATTTTGATTTCACTGAAGACAAGTTAATATCCTGTATACCAAATTTGCAAGATGCAAATTTATGGTTTGCAAGCATGGGCAACTTATTACCTGCATTTGGTGTAACTTCTGTTAAAAGAGTTGCAATGTTCCTTGCACAAACCAGTCATGAGAGTGTCGATTACAGAGAGCTTGAAGAAAACCTAAACTATCGCGCTACTACACTAGAAGAAGTGTTTCCTCGCTATTTTAGAGATGTTAGTGTAAATGAATACGCCAATCAGCCAGAAAAGATCGCTAATAGAGTCTACGGTGGTAGAATGGGAAATGGCGACGAAGAATCGGGAGACGGATGGAGATATCGCGGTCGTGGCATACTGCAGATTACCGGTAAGGATAATTATGCTGAATGTAGTCAAGCACTATACGGTGACACTAGACTTTTAGATAATCCGGATCTGCTAACAACTACAGACGGTGCTATGGGCTCTGCCGGTTGGTATTGGACCACTAGAGCTCTAAACGAATGGAGCGATACAGAAAACATTAGAGAAGTTACTCGCAGGATCAACGGCGGCTATAACGGACTTGCCGATAGGATGCAAAGATATCATAGGGCGTTAAGTATTCTAGCATCCTAATCGCAGAAGGAATAATAATGCAATTTTGGTACACAGGACAATTAAGGAACTACAGGCTTCAATTCATAAGGGCTTTTTCAAATTTCTCTGTACAAACAGGTCCAGATAGTACGGGTACTACAACACTAAGTCAAGTACCGTGTATATATGGCGATGCAAGCAGGATGGCAGCATCTATTGTTTCAGGTAATTCAGAAAACAAAGTGCCACCGGCACCATTTATCACTTGCACCGTAAGTGGGTTAGCAATGAATGCATCTAGGAGACAAGATCCTACATTTGTGGGTAAGATCAGAGTTGACGAACGCGAATACGATGCGGAAAACAACAGATATCTACAGACTGTTGGTAACAGATACTTAGTTGAAAGGTATATGCCAGTACCATATGATCTCTCAATGCAAGTAGATATATGGAGCAATAATTTACAAATAAAAGAACAAATATTAGAACAGATACTCATGCTGTTTAATCCCAGCGTAGAGCTACAAACAAGTGTGAATCCACTAGATTGGTCAACTATAAGTTTAATAGAAATGGAAGATATCAATTGGTCTAGTAGAAGCATACCTATTGGCACCGATAATCCAATCGAAGTTACAACTCTCAGATTCAAAACGCCAATATGGATAAATCCTCCTGCTAAAGTCAAAAAGCAAGTTATCATACAAGAGATTATAACTAACATCATTTCTGGTATTAAAGAAGTTCCAGAGCAATGGGATTGGAGCGAATATGAATTTTATAGCAGGAAAATAACTACGCCAGGTAATAGACATATCGCTCTAACATGGAACGGCAATACGTATAGTATTAGCTTAAGGACCAACTCTGGTAGTATTATTTCTCCATATGTTGAACCAACTGAAAACATAACCAAAGCAAATCCAATTTTTACTACTGGAACTAGTTTCAGTTTCAATGGAGCAGTAGTTAACATTACCGATACAAGTTTACTAGGCGTAGTATCAGCATGTAAGTCTGCCTTAGCTAGTACGCTAAACGAATGCGAGATATTCAATTATGAATATATTAAATTCAGTAACAAAGCAGGCGGCAATAATGTTTTCTCTGACATAGTTGGTACACCTGTAGAAGATATGGGACTTTTACCTATAACATACCCTGGAGGTACATTAAGTTGGAGGAACCTTTTTGACCTATATGGCACATTGAAGCCATATTCGCAATTTGGATCAAATGCTAGTCAACTTAGGATAGTTATAGATATTGATAATCCAGATTTAGACATAGTTGGTTGGATAGATTTAGATCCAACTGACCAAAATTTAATCACATGGACTATCGACAGTCAAAGTTTACCGTCTTCAACATTACCAAATATCAATGCAATAATTAATCCAAATAAGTCAGGACCAGGTTTTGGACTACCAACCGCTACGCAAGG